GATCAGCATCCACCCAAACTGATTCTGTATTTCTAAACCATGCTTTCAAAGCGTGTGCTAAATGAAAGCCACTCATGTAGTCATGATTGCTCATTGAATGCACACAATCAACTGGAGCGATGTTCATCAGCATCTCAACACATTCAACGTAAATTTCAAGAGCAGTTGTAAAATGACGATGCCATCTTCCGTCTGTATTCTGGAGAGTTCCTTTTGTCGTTGTGTCGTTTACATTGTCAACGTGCAAAATATCGTTTCCTATACAAAACAAGACTCTTTCTATATGAAACCCCTCAGCTTTTGAGATAATGCCTCTAACACCATTTAAAATGCGTTCTCGGGCTATTTTGATATTGTAGTTAGAACCAGTTTCCAAAGCGTCTGCATATTTTCCAATATGAACATCAGCTGGATTAATAACTAAAAGATGTCCTTCT